TGAGGAGCACAAACTCCCCGCCGCCGTCCTTTTCAATGGTGTCGTCCCAGTTCAGTTCACGCTCGATTTGCGACATGCGTCATCACTCCTGTATGAATTATTTGAAAGGTACATCTTTGCGGTTTTCTTCGATCATCGCGAACACTTTGGGCCATGCCGCGACAAGAACGCCATCAATGAACCCAGGATCGTAATTGGTGATCGGCGTATCGGCGGGATAGTATCCGCGTTTGGCCACGACATGCTGAATTTCCCATTCCGATACCTGGTGCCGGATCATGAGGTCACGTAGTGATGCAGGAATATTCGGGTTGATGTCGACGCTGACGGACGGATCTGGCGCCGGCGAGGTGTTGGCGATCGCCGGAGCCGTGGTCTGTTCGACGGTGGACTCAGCCGGCGCAAAAGCCGTTTCCGCGGCAGGTTGTGCCGGTTCTGCGGCCGCTGTAGGCCCGGGCTGTGCTGTCGGCGTTTGTGCCTGGGACGTGACCACGGGCTGATTGGAGAAGATATGCGCAATATGCGAGTAGTCAAGCGGCAGCTCGTCCGGCAGGCCGTGACGGTTTTTCGCGTCCCAGACCGGATGATGCGTCGTGTACATGACACGTGCGCCACCCTGCGCCTTGTGCTTGCGGCCGCTGTCGTCCGCGGCAACAGAAAACGTTTTGTAGTTGAGGAACAGGACGATGTCCGCCCATTCCTTGACGAGAGCCGCCGTTCGCGATCCGGTTTTAGCGCCGAGCTTGAGCTGGTACCGGTCGTAGGCGCCCATTTCGTCCGGTTGCTCGAATTTTACGATCTGGCTGTGCGCCGTCAGCACGACGTGGATGCCAGCTTCGACGACATCGGTGAGCAGATTCAAAAACCGTCCGAATTCTTCCGATGCGTAAACGTAGCCCTTGCCGTACCCGAAATCTTCGATGCCCCTTTTGTTGTGCTGGGCGCAAACATGCTCGTTGCAGAGCATTTCCGCCCAGTCGATTGTGTCGATCACGAGCGTCCCGATCTGCGCCGGACCCTGCTGCTTGACCCATTGAACCTGCTGCTTGAGCATTTCCCAGCTGGTCGGTTTCTTCAGCCGTCGGACATCCATTTCGGTCGTCGAACCTTCGGTGTCGATGAATATCGGATTCGGGAATCTGGCGGCCAGAGAGGATTTCCCGATCCCCTCCGGACCGTACAGCACGACCTTCTTGGCCTTCTGGATTTTACCGCTGATGATTTCAAACATGATCAAAACTCACCTGCTTTCCACGTCGGCGCCGTCTGCGGCGCCGTCCAAGTCGGGCCAGGATCGATTTCTCCTTCCTGCTTCGGCTGCTGGAGCGTGATGCCTTCCTGGCCGACGACGTACCCGTCCTCGATGATGATTGAGCACTCGTCGCCGGTGCTGACGCGCGTGGCAATGGCCTGCAGCCCTTCCTGCTCCAGCCACTGACCGAATTCGCGCAGCGTGTCGAGGTCCATTTGCTCCAGCTTGTCAATGAGCACAAAACCGCATTGCGGCTTGAGCCGGCGCACGATGGCCGTGGCAACCCGGAGCTGATCGGCGCCGCTCATGTTGTCCCATTTCTGGCCGTTATAGACGAGCTCGCCATCCTGCACCGAAAGGCCCGGGAGCGGAAGATTGGCATTTGCCAGCAGATCGATCTTTGCCTTGCGGACAGCCTCGATTTCCGTGGTCAGGGCATCGTACTGACGCTGATATTCGCGAGCGTCTTCTTCGGCCTTTTCCTTGTCCAGGTTGGCGCGCACTTTGCGGTTGATCTCATCGATCTGCCGGATGCTTTCCTCCAGTTCAGCGGTAGATTCATCGATGAGATCCTGAGCATCCTTCTGTGCGATGACAAGGTCCTGCTGCAGTTGGTTGTACTTTTCCTGGGCAGCGTTCAGCATGGCCATGAGCCGCGCCACTTCCTTGGCTGCTTGTTCGCATTCCGCCTGAATCTGCTGCACACGCAGCCTTTTCCGTTGGTTCTCACCGTTCCGGGCGAGGATCTCCTGTTGCTTTTTGATGAGATCTGCGGCCGACACCGGCTCCTTTGGCGCATCCGGATAATATGGCTGTTCCTTTGCGAATTTGGCCTTTTGGTCAGCGATCTGACCGATGGCATGCCGCTTGTTGTAGAGCTCCTGCTCCTTGCGTTCAAGTTCAGCCAGCTTGTCGCCGACACCGATGATCCGGAGCAAAATCTCGGCCTTTTCCTTGCTGTTTGCGTTCATGAACTTCGGGAGGTTCAGGGCCAGCTCTTCAATAAAGCTGTCCAGCAGCTGCTGACCGTGCTTCTGGCCGTTCGGATCGATGACCTTCAGATCGCTGTTCTTGCCCTTTCGTTCGACGATGAGGCCGTTTGACAGCACGATATGGAGATAGGGCGGCGTGACCGATCCCTCACGTTCCGGTTGCGACGGCCGGTGTTTGTTTCCGCCCAGCGCCCACGCGATGGCATCCAGCACGCTGGACTTACCCTGGTTGTTCTTTCCTCCGATAATGGTCAGGCCGTTCGGCGTCGGCTCGATTTTCACGGCCTTGACGCGTTTCACGTTCTCAATCTCGAGCTTGTTGATCTTGATGCTCAACGCCACTTCCTCCTTTTCATTTGTTCGCGAGCAATAATCTTCTCAACAGCGGCGGTCATGCAGATGACGTGATGACCGCCGCCAATGTCGACTTTCAGCCAAGTTCGAGCGACTCCCCACACGTCGACGACGATGCCGGTTTCGCCGGTCCGTAGCTTGACTCGATCGCCTTTGAGGACGGTCACAGGCGATATCGCTCCTTCAAAACAACCGCAGCCGCCTCGTGATGCCGCTTCCGCGCCTCGAACACCTTCGCGGCAATCAGCCGGTTGAGCCGCGCTCGGCTGTCGTCGTGGCACCGGAGCGCCTGCTCCAGCAGCGCGCTGCCGATGATGGCGGCCTCTTGGCCGTCGAGCTCGAGGTTGATTTTGGGCTTGAGCTCCATGTCTTCCCCTTCCCGCCCCACCTGTGGTATGATGGGGCTGATAGCTGATTCATTGGTCCACCGTTGCCGCGGTGGATTTTTCTTTTTGCCCAGCGCCGCCTGTTCTGCTCGCAAATGTGCGACAGAAGGCTCATGCGCTCGGCGCTGGTCAGCATTCGCCAGACTTTTCACCGAAATGAACATGCTCGATCACTCCTCGTGGTATTCCCGCAACCGCATGAGCCAGAGCTCCGCCGTCTCCATGTGCGTGATGGCGATGCTCTTTTCGCGGCTGTTCTCCAGCTCACGGACGGCTTCCAACGCGTCGTCGAGTTTCTTGAGAGCGGTTTGTATTTTTTCCTGCACGGTTTGGCTCACCTCCTTTCAAAGATTCTTTCCAGCTTGGCTTTGCGCTTCGCCTTTGTCATTAGTCCGATTTCTCGGAACGTCAACGTTGGTGTCGTTGCGGCCTTCATAATGTCCCAGCCTGACACATTGACCCGATGTCTGAATGTGTCGTAATGAATCCCGTTTTTCTCGAGCAGTTCCAAGACGTGCTTTGGATACCTGCGGCTGGCTTCATATGCCCGTTTGGCCTGTGCTTTTCGGTCTTGAAGCGGCTGAGTGGCCGCTCGCTCCAAGTCCCAGCCGAGAGTATGCACACGCCAGCGCAAGGTGTTGTACGTGATACCGTTCTGCTCAGCGAGCTCCCGAATTTCTCGCGGGATTGGCGGCTTTTTCTTTTGCGGCGGCTCCGTCATCGCCCGCTTTTTCGACCACCCGAGCGAGCGGATTCGCACTTCCAGAAGCGCGGGCCGAATGCCATTCTGCCGGGCGATTTCGTATTCCTCCGGTGTGATGTAGTAGTCGTAGGGGTTCACCCCGCCCGCTCCCCTTTCAGCTGCATTAGCACCGCCTCGAGCCTGAGCTCCGCCGCCTGCAGCCGGTATATGGCGACGTCGATGTACTCCGGATCCGCCTGCTCAAACTGCTGCTGGGCGGTGTGGAGTTCGGCCAGCGCTGCGCGATAAGTGTCATTCATGGACGGTCACCGATCCTTTCCAGCTTCTGTGTATAGCAGATTTGGGCCAGTTCGATCGTCCGCGTCGCAAACCATTCTTTGGCTTCGTCGGTGACGAGCTTGGCGCGCTGATCGGCGTCGCAGACCTCGCGGATCCAGAAGACATCATCTGTTTGGGCCATTGTTGGTCACCTCCGGGTAATTTTTCTCGATCTGTGCCCGTCCCGGGTTGCCAGCCGGCATCTGCTGATACGCGCAGCGGATGCAC